TCACGACCGGGCACTACTTCGGACCGACTATTCGACGACGATCAACAGTTTGTCTACCGGCATCAATGCTCGCATCTACTCGCCAAACGAGGCACGCGAGCTGCTTGACCTAAACCCATACGAGGGCGGCGACGTCTATGCCAATCCGGCTATCACTCCGGGCACCGGCGACCAGATGGACGAAGACGAAGACCCCGAAGACGACCTAGACGAAAGCGACACCGGGGCACGAGCGATGCGGGTAGTTATTTCGCGGGTTCAATCTGTTGAAAAAAATCGAGTCATCAAAGGATGCAAATCGAAAAACTTTGTCGATTGGGTCGATAGCTTCTATGCCCGATTCACCTCGACGATTTCGGACGCAATCAGGCCGCTACTAGACGATCGAAGCGAGATCGCAGCGGAGACAATCGCAACCGAGTACACTGAGGCAAGCAAGGCCGCACTGCTTGACGCTGCGGGCAATGCAAAAGACGAAACCGAACTCGTTGCCATCGTTGGCGAAACGGTTGCGGGCTGGGATTCCCGTGTTGACCAAATCCTGAACGCTATTTCGGAGCAAAATAGCAAATGACCGGCACACAATCGCCAATGGTGGCAACCGAATTACGCTTTAACTGGCTAAACGACCGTGCAGACGGCTGGCAATTCGGAGAAACGGGCATCTTAAGGGCACTTTCGGAGCGTTTTAACCCTGATTTAGCGGTCGAAATTGGGGCTGGAGACGGGCAATCACTACCGCTTACGCTTGGCTTTTTGCTCGAAAAAGGCGTCAAAACAGTGCTTTTTGAGGCCGACGAACTACGCCAAAACGCGCTCAAAATGACACGAAAAGCCGCTGTTATCAACGGTTTCTTCGACGCAAGGCTGCTGAATGGCTTGGAACTATCTCAAAGCTTCGTTGTTGTTGATGTGGACGGGCAAGATTGGCCGATTGCTGAGGAAGTGCTGAGATGCGGCAAGCCTCAAGTAATGATGATTGAACACTACGACGAATTTGGGCCGCGGTACGGCAGGTGTGAGCCGGAAGGGCTACCGCCGCGGTGGTGCCTTGGTTTGCTTGTCGACGGATTCTCAATTCAGGCACCCGCAAGGGAAATTGAAAAACGCATTCGATGGTACGGCTACTCACTGGTCGCGAAAAGCCGTGTCAATTCTCTATTTGTCCGCAACGATTTATTGCCAACCTTGGAGGGCTGCTGATGTTTAGCTACAACACGTCAACGAAAGAGATTTTTCTTTACGATTACATCGGCCCGGAATGGTTCGGCATGATTGACACGGGGGCCGTGCAGGAAGCGTTGAACGCGATCCCTGGCAGGGCTACCGTTCGCATCAACAGCGGGGGCGGTGGCGTCGATGAGGGAATTGCAATTTACGAAATGCTGCGGCGACACCCCGGCGGCGTTGATGTTGTCGTCGACTCTTCGGCCTACTCGATTGCTTCGGTGATTATGCTTGCCGGCGAATCGTTGACGATGGCGAGGGGTGCGGCGGCTATGCTGCACTCGCCGTGGATGATGTTTGCAAGTGGTAACGCCAAAGAGCTTCGCAAGATCGCAGACATGCTGGAGACCAGCGAGGAGCGGCTAGTATCGATTTACGAGGACGCATTCGCAAAGCGAGACAAGCGAAAGGACCGCGACGAAATCAAGGCGATACTAGACGCCGAAACGTGGTACTCAGCACAGCAAGCACTAGATGCCGGCCTGATCGATGCGATTGATGGGCAAGCGGTAGAGCCGGTGGCGGCCAAGTATCGAAACATCCCGGCAGCAATCGCACGAGCACAAAAGGCAGGCGATCGAACGCCGTACCCGTTTGCGCGTGAATCGGCAAAACTGAGGCTGCGGAAAAACAGTTGACAACTGTCTGCAATTTGCTACCCTGAAAGCACACGACGACTCTATCGCATTCTGGCAACTCGTTAGCGGCCGGATTTCGATTGGCGGCGATTTGGACAAACACCAAACCGCGGCCGATTAAATCCAGGCCGTTTGGCTTTTTAGGACATGATCGGCCGCCAATCAAAAGGCTGATCATGGAATTGAAAGCACGAATCGAAGGGCTGCAAGCCAAGCGGAACGAACTCTACGCCGAAGCCGAAGCAATCTTAGCGGTAGCTAAAGACGCCGACCGCGATCTTACCGGCGACGAATCGGCACGACTTGTTGCCATCCAAGGCAAGAACGAAAGCGACCTCGGAGAGCTCGGAGCGGTCGACGCACAGCTCAAGCAATGGCAGCATGTCGCGACCCGCATGGAGATCACTCGGGCGCAAGCGTCGGCACCTACTCCGCGGCTTGGGGATCCGCCGGCGACCGTGGTCAACGTCAAGAAGTACCGCGGCAAGGCAAAGAATTTCGATAGCCATCAAGACGCCGTCGACGCCGGCCTATTTTGTGCGGCCGCGATCTACGGGCACAAGCCTTCGTTTGACTACTGCCAAGAAAAGGGTTTGATCGTCAACGCGCATTCGGTTGGCGACAGCACAAAGGGCGGCTACGTTGTTCCTGAACCGCTAGAGGCGTCGATTATTCGGCTTGTCGAAGAACGTGGTGTCTTCCGTCAGTACGCTCGGGTCTATCCGATGGGATCGTCCAGTGTGCTGATCCCGCGTCGTGCCGGCGGGTTCACCTCGTACTTCGTTGGCGAAAACGACGAGATCACCCCGTCGGACATGAAGTTCGACCAGATCAAGTTGGAAGCCAAAAAGCTTGGCGTTTTGACGCAAGTTTCTAGCGAACTCGACGAAGACGCAATCGTCGCTCTAGCCGATTTGGTGTCGACGGAATTCGCTCTGAGCTTTGCCGAAAAGGAAGATCAGTGCGGATTCAATGGCGACGGCACCAGCACGTATGGCGGGATGGTCGGGCTCAAGTCTGCACTTGCTGCGGGCTCGATTGCAAAGACCGCAAGTTCAACCACGTTTGCGGCAATGGTCATTGCGGACTTCGAAGCCGCGGTGGCTAAGTTACCGCAGTTCCCCGGCATCTCGCCGGCGTGGTACGTATCGAGTGCAGCGTATCATCTTTCGATGGCTCGATTGCAATTTGCCGCTGGCGGCAACATGGTCGACAATATCGCGGGATCCCCGCAGTTGTCTTTCTTGGGCTACCCGGTTCGGTTTGCACAAGTGCTTCCGAACTCTTCGGGATCACTTGCCGACACGATCGTCGCCTATTTCGGTGATCTTTCGATGGCAGCAACCTTCGGCAATCGTCGAGGGGTCACGATTTCTTCCGATAGCTCTGTCTACTGGAAGCAAGACGCCATCGGGCTCAAGGGCACCGAACGGTTTGACATCAACGTTCACGAGCGCGGCACCGCAACCGAAGCCGGCCCGATGGTCGCCATCGAGCTTCAATAATCCTTCCCTTGCTCCGGGTAGGGTTGGGGCCGGTTGGCAAATGCTGGCCGGCCCCTTTGACACAAACAAAACACCGACAGGAAAAACAATATGAAAAGCCTTCAGCCGATTTATCAGGAACTTGTTTTCGCACCAGCAGCCGCGGCCACTACGACTGCGGCAAAGTCAATCGACACGCTAGGCGCGAAGAATCTTTGTGTGTCGCTGAACTTCTCGGCGAACCTCAACACGAATGCAGCCGGACCCGCTTTGCAATTCGCCCACAGCGACACGGACGCGGCTACCGCATTCGCGACCTTCGATGCTGCCCTAAATCGCAGCGTTAGCCGTGGAACCGCTGGCGTGATTAGCGTCTCGCATATCAACCTTGACGGAAGCGTCAAGCGATATGTGCAGGTGAAAGTCACTCCGGGCACGACCACGAATGACACCGTCATCTACGGCGGGGTAGCACTGGAAGACAAGGAAATCAGGCCGAGTGCAGTTGCCGACGTTGGCGGCAGTGCCGTCTTGAGCTAATCAACACCAACACCCGGAGCAAATGGGATGGAAACGAAAGTCAAAGTACATGCCTTCATGACGGCGGCCCGTTACGAAAACAGCATGGCACGAAATCACATCGAGATCGCATTGCGAACGATTGGGATCCCGATGCAGGTAAGCGGCGGCGTATTCTACGGCCAGTGTATGCAAAACATGCTACACGACGCTTTGAAATACGGCATCGACTACGCAATCACGATCGACGGCGACAGCATGTTTACGCACAAGCACATCGAACGATTGCTTGGCGTAATTGTTCGACCCGATTGTGGAATTGACGCATTGGCGGCCCTGCAATGCAAGCGAGGTTGTCACTACCCGTTAGCGAGTTGTGGGGAATCGACACTAACGATCACAGGCGAGCCTTTTAAAGTATCAACAGCACATTTTGGGCTAACGGTACTCGACATGCGGAAGCTTGCAACGGTTCCGCTGCCGTGGTTTGCAGATCGACCAGGACCGGATGGAACGTGGACGCATAACGACAAGATCGACGCCGACATATCGTTTTGGAAAGCTTGGGGCGAGGCTGGCAATTCGCTCTACATGGATCCAGGATGCAGCATTGGACATATGGAAGAAATGATCACGGTTTTTGACGACAAAATGCAGGTACAACACCTCTACCCGAAGGAATGGCGGGCAGCGAATGGTTATAGCGCCACCTGATTACGTGACAGTGGTTTTTCTTCGGGACTGGTTTTTGATTAGGAAAGATCAACGCCACTTAGTGACCTGGGGACAAGCCGACTTACTGACCCGCCGCGGATTTTGCGAGATCGTACAAGATGGAACTGACAGTGCCGAAATGGAAGCGACTAACGCAGCCGACAAGCGAGCCGGTGAGCCTATTACAGGCCAAACAGGCTCTGAACATCGGCACCGGCGACGGCACACACGATGAGCGATTGACGCTACTCATTCAGGCGGCCCGTGAGAAATGGGAACGCGATACGCAGCGGGCCACGACGGCAGGAACATTCCGGCAAGTGTTTGATGCGTTTACCAATCCGTTGGAGTTGCTACCGCTTGGCGTTAGTGCCGTATCGTCGATTACCTATTTCGATGCAAACAACGCCTCACAAACGGCATCGGCATCGCTTTACGTGTTCGACGATTACGACAACGTTGTGCGGCTTGCCTACGAGCAAGAATGGCCAGGCACCTCCGCACGCTACGACGCGGTGACGGTCAATTTCACCGCAGGCACAAGCGATCCGTTGGAAGTGCCGGCAATGGCCAAGGCTGCGATGCTTTCGCTTGTGGTGTACTATTTTGACAAAAATCCAGGTGACAATGATGGGTTGTATGACTTGAGGCATTACGACGATTTGGCACGGCAGTACATGCGGAGCAGCTACCCATGAGCGGCCGCCCACGTCGTTTCAGTGTCGCCAATATGCGATACCGAGTCGTCCTGCAGAAGCATGTCGACAGCGTCGATGATGCCGGGCAGCCGATCGCAACTTGGACAACGGTTTATCAAAGCGAGCCGGCAGATTATGCCGCTGTCAGTGGCGGGCAAGTTTTTCGCGGGTCGCAAGTGAACGAGGGCATCAACGCAGTATTTACGGTTCGGTATCGCGACGAATACGCACCACAGCACAAGATCCTTTACAACGGCCAAGCGTTTGGGATTGTCTTTGTGCAACCGATTGAAGGCCGCGACCGCTATTTGGATTGTCACTGCAAGGTGGTCGAATAATGGCACCACGAAAAACAAAGGCGAGATTCGGAATCATCGTTGGCTTTGACAAAAAGCTAATCGACCGACTCACGAACGGGCTGCCGGACGAAGTGCGAAAAGCGGCAACCGCTCACGGACTGCCAGCGGCGGCGGCTGTTGTCGAAAGGCGAGCAAAGCAGATCGCACCAAGCGGACGAAGGACCGGCACGTCAAATAAGCAATACGGAACATCGCGGACAAAATGGTATCCCTACCAGCTCAAAGATCACATTACTTCGAAAGTGCTCGATGACATGATGGGGACGGTCGTTTCCGTCATGGTCGGGCCGATGCGACCGTGGGGCAACAAAGTCAATTTTATTTCGCCGAATGTTCGGAGCACGACCGGGAATACCAAGTATCAAAAATTCTGGGGCAAGGTGCCGTTTAGCCCTGCCAATCGAAACCCAAAGACTAACCGATTCCTTGAAGACGCTTCGCACCAGACACGCCCACAACAAGTAAGGGCGCTTGTAACAGCAATGCGGCGAGCGATCAAAAGGAATATGGCCAGGAGGTTTTCAATTGGCTGACGCTGGCACCGCATTCCGGGCTTTCGTTGTCGCTCAAGCGGGTGTATCCGCTTTGATCGGCGACCGAATGCTACCGGACGAGCTATTGCAAAAGACAACTATGCCAGCGGTCACGTATCACCGCATAAGCACGCTGCACCACGAAAATATCAACGGCAGCAAAGCAGGCATGGCGGAAGCTATTGTCGAGGTAAGAGCATACGCAGCAAGCCGTTCAGCGTGTACCGCGATTTGCGAAGCCATCCGCACATGCGGCGTGCTCGACATGTTAGGCGTTTACTCTGGGGTCAACTTCCGTTGCGTGATGCTGGCAAGCGGCCGAAATGACTTTACCGAATCGCCAATCGATGGCACGCATGAACTTCGTTATGTCTCGTCACAGGATTATTCCTTAACCTACTTGGAGGCTGTTTAACATGCCAATCGCAGGACGTGGGGCAACCCTTACCGCAACGACTTACACCGCATCGCTCGACATCGTCGAAATCAGCGGTGGCAGCGAATCGATCGAGGCCCTGGACATTTCGACGCTTGGGCAAACGACTACCTTCATGCGTTATCAAGTTGGCGACCTTGCCGACACGCCGGAAATCTCGGTAACGATCAATTGGACCAACACCAACCCGCCGGCGATCGGGGCGAAGGATACGTGGACGCTTACTTTCCCCAAAGAAGGCACGGCGACCACTGCACGGAGCCTTAGCGGAACCGGCTTCGTCACCGAAAAAGGCTACCCGACTTTCGTTAACAACCAGATCAGTCAGGGCACCTTGACTATCAAGCTCGATGGCGCAACTGGACCCACCTACACATGAGCAAGCTAAGCGTCGAATTATTGCCGCACGTGGCGAGCTATTCGCTCACTGGCGAAGCAATTGAGTTTCCGCAGTGGGCGTTGGTAGTCAACGGATCCCATTGCGGATGGGTGCCCAAAGAAGGCAAGCACGTTTCTTTCTTCGAGCACTTTCACGAAATCGACCGTGCCGCAATTTGTGCGGAAGTGGCACGGATCCGCGGCGAAAAGCAAAGCCGCATTGAGTCAGTACCGCCAAGCATTTTGTACCCGGAGCAAGCAGAGGAAAACGATGAGT